AGAAATCCTAAGACTGAGTACCAAACGCAAGCGCAAGCAGCTAACCGTTTTGCATTTATGTACACAATAGGGTTTAACGCCTCGTCTGCTATAGTCAACATGTCACAGATACCTTTATTTGTTATGTCTTACCTAAGTGCAGAGTACGGTATCGGTAATACAGGCAGGGCTATAAAAGACGCAGGTAAACTTATTACTGCGAGTAGTTCGGTATTAACCAAAGAAGGTAAGAAGTTAGGTAAGTCTTTAAAGCGTAAAATTAACCGCAAAGATGACATTACAGAAGATATAGAGTTTGAAGGTAAAGCTAGCTTAGAGAACTACTTTATTGCTAGGTACGATAAGGCTACTAACTCGCATGTATACGACCTTCGTGACGACATAGAGTTCCCCAATGCCGAAGTTAAAGCGATGGTGGAATCAATACAGCCATTAGTACAGGCTGCGGCAGACGCTAACCAACTAGATCAGTCTGTTATAGGCTCAGAGATTAACGTTGATCAGTCGGGGCAGCAGCGTAGCCTTTCAGACAGCGCTACTCGAATGGGTGCATGGGGCTTCCATAACGTGGAGAACTATAACCGACAAGTTACGTTAGCTACCACCTACTTACTGGCGTTACGTAAGTTAGAGGCGGATAAAGGAAGATCAGCTACGATAGAGGAAAAGCAAGCCTTAGCGGATAAATCACTAACTAAGACACAAGAACTTAATGGTGGCTCAGTTAAGGAAACAGGCGCTAGACTAGCGCAAACTGACCTAGGTAGTGTAGCGTTGATGTACAAAAACTTCGGTTTAACTATGTACTACAACATGTTTAAGTCCGCCTACGTAGCGTACTCTGACCCGGCGCAACGTAAAGTAGCAATTAAGCAGTTGGCTGGCGTGCATCTTACCTCGTTGTTTTTTGCAGGCGTTCAAGGCATACCGCTATACGGCGCAGTTAAGCTAGTAGCTAACATGTTTATGGATGACGAAGAGGAAGATTGGGACTCGTACGTACGTAGGAACATAGGCGAAGGTTGGTACAAAGGTGCGATCACTAAGTACTCAGGTACAGACGTATCTAAACGTGTCTCCCTTGGGCAGTTATTAATACAAACTAACCGCTACAACCCAGAGGCTTCGCCAGAGGAAGAGATATTCTTCTACCTTGGCGGCCCTGCATGGAGCACGTTCGCAGGTTTTGCTCGTGGTGTTACTGACTTAGGTCGGGGTAATTTAGAGCGTGGCATAGAGGGTATGTTACCTGCGGCATTCCGTAACCTTAACAGGGGTCTTAATAGGTACAACCGTGAAGGCGCACTAACACGTAGAGGCGACGTTATATACGATGACTTTAGTGCAGGTGAGCTTGCAGGACAGGTGTTAGGTTTTGCCCCTAGAGATTACGCGTTTAATCAAGAACAAAACATGATGAGTAAAGGCATTGAGCGCAGCATTGCCGACAAACGTTCTGACTTGTTAAGTAAGTATTACACCGCAGCTCGTAAGGGTGATTGGCCTCGTGTGCGAGAAATATCCGAAGAGATGTCGGACTTTAATAATCGTCACGCTCCTACGTACGGCAAGAAGATATTCATAAGCGGTAAAACGATTAAGAACTCTATGAAGCGTCACCAAGAGCAGTCCCTTAGAATGAACAACGGCGTATCTTTAAATCCTGCATTGCGTGATGGGTTAGAGATACAAAGAGCAGAATGGGATAAAGGTTGGCAGTTGTACTAAAACTACGCTACATCAGTGGAGGGGGGGCTGATGTAGCGTAGAGTACTTTCTAGGAGAATGATTCTGGACTCCAGTGAACGCCAATGAACGCCAGTGAACACCAAAATCAACGCCAATGTATCATAAAGTCCGCCAAATGCGAACCCCTAAAAGGCCGCTTTCCTCGCGGGTTTTGGTGGTAGTAGACCACCCTTTACTATGCGTGTATGTAGCCAGTTGGCGCTTAGCTAGTACAGTATTTATACAGGGGATAAACAAGGATGAACCTATTACAAAGGCATCCCAGTTTACCTCCACCTTTACCCCGTCAGGGTTAAGATCGTACGTTCGCAGGATGTAATTCACTAAGCATAACCTCTTCAGGTACACTAGCGTCACAATCGACAATGATACAATCTGCCGGTGGTAGCTGCATCTGCGTACCTTTCGTAATGCGTACCTTTTTCTTCTTAGCGCCTAACTTGTCTTTCAAGTCCTGCACTAACTGCGTGTAGTTTATTTGTTGCTTACCACACCATTCCTTTAATGGTTTAGGTAATAGGTATGCCCGCTTCAAGTCAGTCTCGTACCTACCAACCAACTTGTTAGCACGTGGCATCATGTCAGGAATAACTAGGGAATCTAATCCGTTATTTTGTTCCCCACCTGATCTGGCAGTACTCTTAATCCAAATCATGCTGTTGAAGTGCTCACTCATATAATCATTTAACATTTGTTCTATAGATACAGACATATCTTCCACCGTTGCTTTGTTTACCCGTAGTTGGTTTATTATCCACTTCTCTACCGATGGTAGATCGAAGCTAGTCAGCTTTAAATTATTTGATATATGCAACCCTGCTAGAGTCATAGCGGCATGTACCGACCAGAATCGGTTTTCCGCTGTTAGCCCTGCTAGCCTATCTACACGAGCCTGCATATCCGCGCATATCTGCTTAACTTCTTCTACGTTGTTCATTACGTACTGTACAAACGGTACGCCCGCCCACCCGTAGTGTTCCGTTAATGACTTACTAAATACATCCGTTTCTTCCTTGGTACTAAAGTGTACTTTCTTGACGTGGCATTCGAGCACCCTCTGTGCCTCAGCTTTCGGCATATTCTTTATCATACTGATACGCTCGATAAGGCTAGTGTTCCCCGTAGTAACCGCGAGTAACTGCCAAGCCTCACCTCTGTGGCGTTCTTGGTTAGCCCCGCTGGTCATACGCCCACGCTGCCTGCCCGACGTTAATTGATATGCTAGGTCTGACAACTCCGCACCGTGTGAGTTAGTTAACTCATCCATGTACAAGGGTAAGTTATGGTACATCTCTCCTCTGTTCATTTTGGTGGCGTAAGTGTCCCGCTCTTGGATTAGCAACTCTTCTGGGTTCCCCCATATAGATGCCCCCGCAATCATAGCGGTTGTCTTACCTAGCCCAGACTCTTTACTGTGTATGTGCATGGCGGCGCAATGCAGCGACGAGAATGGCATGAGTACAGAGCCAAACCCTGTACCTAGTATGTATTGGTGTAACTCCATACCATCACGGTTGTAAAAGTTAACCGTATCTATCCAGCCCTGTAGGTCGCCTTTAGGCTCGAACGCTGGGAACAAACCTGCGGTCTGCGATGATGGTGGGTTAAACTTCACCTTGTCGGCGTGTATCTCTTGGTTACCCAAGATAAACTTATCCATCTTCTTGTTTGTCCAACCAAACTGCCGGTGCGCTTCATCGGCTGCGCTTGCGTTCTGTAGTTCATTTATCCACGTTGTCGTGTATTGCATGAGTTCCTCCACCTTAGTTACTGCGACTCCTCGCATAGACATTTGCTTTCTAAACTCTTCTCTTGACGTCACCGAAGTGAGCGGCACGGTAAATTCTGATACCCCATCCATAGGTAGGTGTAAGCGCATTACAATGGCCTCGCCTAACTCTACATCCTTTAACCTGCGAACAACGTACAGGTCGTTGTGGTATATGGTCTTCTCATCTACGTCACCGTCAGCATTTTTAAGACGCATGTAGACGCCACCGTTCGCCCCACGGAAGTAAGGCTTTGGGTATGTCGGTATAACGTATTCTAGTACAGGTGCGTTGGGTAATTCTGTAGCTGGTGCGTACACCACCTCTTCTTCTGTGGCTTCTTTAAACTTCTTACCTAGTACTACTGGTGATTTTATCTTGCCCCAGTTGGGACAGTCAGGGCATACGCCCGCGTTGTTCTCGTCGAACGTAGTACAAGTGTACGGCCCTTTAATAAGGTCGAACTTGGCTTGCGTGAGGTCTGGACTATACCCCTCGTGCCCTTTAGATATTTTGTGCGCTGCTATCTCGCCATCGTTGCAGAACTTAGCGATAGACAAGCCCGCTCGCCACATAGGTTCGCTAGTGCTGTCTTGATCGGTAGCGATGATCTTTAGCTGTTCACAACCCCGACCCGATTTTGTTTTCATCATGATGTCTTTAAAGCTATTCTCGTTGTTACGTCTCATAGCCTCAGTGAACAAACTGATTGTCCCATCGTCTTCGGCAGGCACTACAATGCTCGCCATACCGATTACTTTGGCGAAGTCTTCTACTGATACAGGATCGCTATCGCACAACACGTTGACCTGTACCTTGGAACCGCCTTTCCAATTGTGCATGGATGGTATGCGTAAAACTCTAGCTGCGTCAGATGTTACCGCTGAATCAGCGCGTAGCCCCATACTTGATACCAGTCCCTTGAACTTAGCAGCAACTACTTGCCACTTACGTACAGGCACAGGCTCAGACAATGGCCAGTACACATGTAAGCCGTAACCAGAGTCCACTATAATAGGTTTTGGTAGAGAAACTTCTTTACAGAAAGTCTTTAACGCGGCCATAGCTTCTGGCCTAGTAGCGTACTTCTTAACGTCATCCCCTATGTCCAGATCAAGAAAGAACGCTTGCACATTCTCTACTAGGTCTGCACTGCGTGAGCCTTTACCGGCAAACGATCCTAGCGCGTAGAACGTATCCCACCCATCAGCATCGTAGTCGGTAGCGCTGGCTACCAAGGATTCTTTATCTTTGAAGAATATCTGTTTGCGGTCTTCCCACTGTTTGCCACCATTGCGTAAAGCCAATAGACAGTAGAAGTTCCCCTCCGCTAATACCTTTTCTAAAAATTCACTCGCATTCATATAACCCCCCAACCGAAAAAATACTACAAGGCGCTAGTGTAAGCCACCCTGTAGTCAAGTTAACAAACGGCTAAAGGTTATTCGTCGTCCCAATCATCAATGATAGAACTAAGGTCTTCGTCTTTGGCCTTTGGGGTTGGGCTAGCTTTCTTCTTAACTACTTTTTTCGGCGTAGGTTCTGGCTCATTAGGCGAAGGTTTGTCGTCGCCAAACACATCAGCGGTTATTTCTTCCATAGACTCTTGGCTAACTGCCTCTGCTGCTGGGGCGAACGGGTTATCGTCACCACCCATAGTGAAGCCCTCAACTGCACCGAATGGGTTAGACTTCTGCATCTCTACATACTTGATAACCTGTACAGCTTTCAAGCGTAGTGATACGCCGTGGTCACGCATGTTATACGGTACGAATACAACTGCTACGTTAACCGTACTGCCTGTAGTCAACCTAAAGTCTTCTGGTAACTCAGTACCCTTAGCGTCACATTGCATAGGCTTGTTAGTCAACTCTGCGCCGTACGCGCCTTTCAATTTAGCTTTGCCTACGTAGAAACCATCGTCGTCTTTAACGAATGGCATCTCTAACTTGGCAGGCCACTTGGCTTCTTTCTTTTCTTGGTACGCTTTAGACATTTCAAGGAACAACGCCTTGGCTTGGTCTTTGTTCATACGGAATGACATCTCGTATGACGCGCCATCTTCTTTCGGGTCACAAGATACCGAACGGTTCTCGGCATTGTCAAAACGATACGTCTGGTTGATACGTGGGTATTGTGCTTCTACATTGTTTACTAAGTACATGCTCATTCTCCTAAGAATGGTTTGGGTTATGTTCGTACCCATCGGTAATTCCAAAGGGTGACGATCCTACGCTCTGCTCGATAACGAGCAAAGTTATTGCTTCTTTCGTGTCAGGGTGATTCTTAGTCTGACTTACTACGTCTACCTCTTGCTTGCCCAAGGAACGGACTGGCTTGAAGTAAAGTTTTGGTACGGCGCTGTACTCATCGAAGTACATTTTGGTAACGATAGACGCTGCTTGCGTATTATTTTGTGATAACAAACGAACGTATTCTTGCATTGGCATGTTGCCCTTTACAGTTTTACCAAAAATAGAAGTGGCTGGCAACTGAATTTGATAAACTTCATCTAACTTTTCAGCCGGTGCTACTGCTAATCGTTGAGAAAACCTACAAGCCCTACCATTACTTCCAGATGAACCGCGTACATTTTGCTTGCAGTCCATACACCGACGACTCTGTACCTGTTCTTCTGGCACGTCCGCGTCAGGTGTTTGTGTTGTAGACGACCAACACGTTGGTGCTACAGTTTTACTAGGGTCGAAATCTGCGGCGTAGTATGAACGTGATACGGGTGCCGCGTCTAGTAAAACAACCTCCATACTGTTGTCATAAGCAAACGGTTGCCCCATAAAGTTCCCACCCCGCAAGCTGATTCGGCGCATCTAAGCGTCCTCATCCACGCTAAGCCCTAAGTGCGCAAGCGTGTTACCTTTCCAGTCATCGGTAGAGGTTCGGCTTAGCATAGCGTCTTCAACTAAAGGTATCTTAAACCTATAGGTATGGCCTACACTTACGTAGGTGTGCTCAGGTATGTGGCCATTGCGTAGCCACGCTCGAACAGTAGACACAGACACCCTAAAGTGTTTGGCTAACTCTTCTATTGTTGCTAGTTGTTCCATTACTTTTTCCTCACTGATAATGTGTATTCTGAATCCACGTTAAGCCCCATAGGAACTACATCGGGATTTTCTTCTAAGTACTGGCGCATGTTAGTTTGGTTAACACGTTTGTCTAACAGCTCCGGCACTCCCTCTTCTAATATAAACTTGTGCATGGACTCCCAATCGCTAGTCCAGTACCGTGTCTTAGTGCTACGGTAGAACAAGCCCTCGGCGGTACGTACACTTTCAACACCTTGCTCATCACAATATTTAAGTAGTGCGGCTTTCACTGCGTCTAGCTTCTCAGACAATGCTTTGTCTTCTTCTTTGAAGTTGGCCGACAACTCTGACCGCTTGCTACGTATCTTCTGGTACACCCGTACCATCTTGGCCACGTCTAATGGTTCTGACATAACTACCTCCTAGTTAGTGGACGAGTAATATAATGGCATGTAATGCCCTAGTCAAGTAGTTCGTTGTAAAGATCGATCATTTTTGTGTGTACGTCTATTCTATTATCTAATAGTGAGTACACACGTTTTTCTACGGCAGAACCTTGTAACTGAACGACGGTACATTTGTGGTCTTGTCCTGCTCTGTGTACA